CCGTCAGCTATAACTGGGTCTGCAGTTGGATCTACAATTCCCATTTTGTAGATATTATCGCCTATGCTTATAGGATTGTTTATGTTGAATGCAAATGTTACAACCACAGCAGATGGTGTTGAACTATCTATGGATGTAGCGTTTCCTATACCCTGCGTAGACACAGCTTTTAGGTCTATAGTGTTGTCAACTCGTCTTATGTATGCAAACCACTCGTCCTCCTTTTGGTTGAAGTAACTAGCGTCCATCTCTGCCGTGTTTATGTCTGTATCTATTATAGCCTTCCATGGCTTGTTTGAATCCTGTGATAGCGTCTTAAACATCTTCTGCTGCATAGGATCATCATTAAACACTGTCGTAATGGTTGATTTATGTTGAGTACCGTAGAAGTTATTTCTAGGTACCGTTGAGTCATTATGCTTGTAAAGGTCGCCACCTGAGAATGAATAGAAGCTACTATTTAGACCTATCATCCAGTCTGGTGAATATGACCAGAAGGATGTCCATCCCTTTGAAAACATAGAGTAAGTTACAGTTGCCATAGTACAAATTTAACAATTTTAAAGTAAACAGCTGTCCACCGACTTCATCTCCGTGTAATACCTGTATGAACACCTGTGTGGGTTTATTTCAAGATCCTCATTGTATGGCAGCCTGTCTGCATACTGAGCCTTGTAGAACATTCCCTGCTTATTATTGGGCACCCCTGCGTTGTGAAAGAAGTATGTCTCATCCCATCTCTCTACAGGACATGTTGCCCAGCAGAAATCAAACTCCTTAGGGACAACTACCTTGTTACCAAACAGCCATCCGTTCCATAGCTCGGCCCACATGCTAGATGTCCAGGACTGTATTCCGTAAGGATCGTTGTCTTTCTTAACATGCTGCATGGTTATAAGCTTGTCATACAGCCTTATACTGTCACTCTCTACCTTTGCCCAATATTTAGAGCTTAGGTTCTTCATAAGCTTCTGTGCACCTCCGCTGTTCTTCTGGTTATTTTTAACGACATCTTTTGATATACCAACTATCTCGCACATAGCATCCAGAACCTCCTCGCCCTTGCTCACTATGTAGTCGTGTCCTATATAGCTTGTGGTGTCAGAGAAGTACCAGTTGTCGTCATTAAGATATGGAGTGAAGTCAAGATGCCTTGTGAATATGAAGTCCGAGTCGTGAAAGAAGAATGCGTCATCACTTGGATTCTCATCGAAATGCTTCTTAAGTACATGTGCCTGTATCGCTGGTATGTACTTAACAGCCCCAAGGGTGTCCTCGTAAAAGTAAAAGTTAGCCACATCGCTATACCTTGCGACAAGCTTCCCCCATGACTCAGGGATTTTATTTTGAAATCCACACACTATATCTATGTCTTTATATCCGAGTGATATAAAGTTATTTAGATACACCTCAACCTGCCATGAATAGTAATCCGTGGCTGGCTGTGCCGATATAAATCTAAGGTTGTATTTTACTGACAATCGTAGCAGGAGTTATATACAAACAATACCTCAAGCTCTGGCCCACCAGCTGAGTCCACATTAAATATTTTATAGCAGTTTCCGTCAGAAGCCTTTACAGCTGTATCTGATGCAAGAACCTTTGGTCCCAAGAAGAATAACTTCCCTGCAATAATTCCATCGCTACAGTTCTTGTATGTGTAGTAAGTCTTAGCAACCGTTGTGGTGGTAGTCGTGGTTGTTACACCTGCACATGCCTTTGCCTCCAGCACTTGCCCAGTGTTTGAGACCTGTATCGTGTAGTCTGCACCCCCGTTATCTACATAGTACCACTTAAACACCCCATCAAACAGAGTCGTTCCTAAGGCGTCCGTGTAGATAAAGTCGTTAACTGCAGGAACCGAGCCACTACCGTTGTGGTAGAATGTTGAAAGAGAGGGGGTAAGTGAACATGCAGCAAAATCTGTTGTCTGGGCAGTTCCATCCATACTGAAGGAACTAATGACTGGTGCTGTTGTAGTTGTTGTAGTTGTTGTGGTTGTAGTTGTACCAGTACAAGTCGTGCAGTCTGCATATATTACTACGGGGTTTTGCATTAAATAATATGGGTATGATCCTGATGATGTTCCTGTTATCTCCCAACAGTTTCCGTCTGTAGTCTTGACAACATTTCCAGCTACTATAGCTACAGATGTTGCATCTAAAAGAGTAACTACGGTTGTGGGTTCAGCACAAAGTTTAGCCGTATAGTAATTACCTACAGCTGGTATTGTAGTTGTCGTAGTAGTGGTAGTTGTCGTGGTTGTACCAGGACATGCATAAACGTCTGAGACATATCCATTGTTATCTATCTTGATCACCTGCTGAGAGTTATCTACATAGTACCACTTGTCTCCACCTGTAAATATCTGAAATTCATTATCATTGGTAAACCAATAAATCCTGTCCCTAAGTGTAGGTACAGGATTAGGTCCATCGAAGTACATCCTAGTAAATGATATGCTTGATGCAGGCGTTATGCTGCATGCATTTGAAGACTCGGTTGTAAAGTTTGTAATGTCCATAAGGAATGGCTTCCTGTCTGATGAGGATATTACATCCACATTTATAGTCTTATTAGCACTTGTTCCAAAGCAATTAGTTGCGTTGATTGTGAAAGAAAATGATAACTCTTTATCAGAACTTCCTATTATAAATCCATTATCAAATGTTAATCCAGTAGGGAATATTGAATCTAAACAAGCCCCTCCTCCAGAAACAGTACCGTTACCTCGTATTATAGTAGGTGTAGATGTTGTACATATTACCCTGCTTTGAAATGCAGGTATAGTAATTCTATGTGTTTCTGAGTTACAATCGGTGTAACTAAATAATGTTGACTGAGATCCTCCTGTAAGGGTATGTCCTAAACAGGTGCTTACTACGGTAAATGATGTTGGGTTTCCATACACACTTATAGGTATATTTACGGCCTCTCTTGAGTTTATTACTATATCCTCCTGATATATGAATGGAACGGCAAACTCAGGGCAGTCACATGGCTCTATAGATACCACATTACCTACTGAATCGACACCCACATATGACTTTCCTGTAGAACTAGGCACCGTGCACGTCACGGTGTCTATCATGTGAAACGCAGAGTTACCGTTGTATAATGATGATCCATTTGAGGTTGTGTATATTCTATCATTAAGGGTTGGTAATAAACCTATTCCATTATGATAGTATTGTGTTGTTGGACACTGAGTACAAACATTTGCTTCTGTACCATTTGTAGTATCTATAAAAAAAGATTTTAAACTAGGCATCACCCTGTTTACTATCCATACGGAGTTTGCAAGTGGAGAATCTACAACAACCTGAGCATCATCTGTAGAAGAAAATTTATCAAATAAAAGAGATCCTGTACCATTATTAACAGTTCCGTCGTATGGAGACTGAAGCTTTATATCAGAGGCATCAACACCTGCGGCTATAAGTGCATTATAGTTTGCTGTAGAATTTAATCCAACATATCCAGTATCTGATATAAGACCGTTATTCCACCTTATCTGAAACCTTACAGGTAAATCTATTGCCTGATAATTTATTCCAGCGAGACCTATGTCTGTACCTAAATTTAAAGCTATCGATCTTGATGATACTATACCTTTAAATGATGCTGTTCCTGTACCTATAGAATCTTCATAGTCCCACATAAGGTATAGGTACTCAAAATTATTTGGATTTTGAAATATAAAGTCTCCTTGGTAGCCTGTTCCATTAAAGTGTACATTTATGGCTGTCCCTAATGATTTTATTGTCGCCTTGTCTGAATCTGAATATTCCTGATCCGTGACCAGATAGTATATCTTGTTGTTTAAACTAGGAGAAAAATTAAAATATTCAGTAGATGGATCACCAGCCTTTACCGTAACAGTAGATCCGTGATATGGAATAAAATCAACACCTCCTATACCTGTCCTTTGATCAAATAAAGCTATACCTGTGGGGCCCAGTAACACATTATCAAACGTGAACTCGCTACTGCCTGTGTATTGATAAGACTGACTTAGTTTCATTTTCTATCTTCTGGTTTGTTTACCACCACAACATCTACAGATATTGGCTTATCTACAGACTGGGTGAGTGTAAATATTTGAGTCTGACTTGTGCAGTATGTCACGACAAAGTTAATAGTTCTTGTGGAACCTGTGAAATTATTTGCAACATTTGCATAAATATTTTGAGCACCATATCCAGTCGTTGCAGATGGGCTCACCCATGAGGTTCCAAATCCTGTGTCTACAAGAGCAATAGACCATGATAGTGAGGTGATTATGTTAAACATGAACATCGAAACACCGCCAGTATTATTTGCAAATGTATTTGCCGTTGGTCTTAATATCAGACTGCATGGGTTTGATCTTCTTGTATTTTGAGTTGCCAATGTATATCTGTTTGAGTAAGGATCAAAACCTCCCAGTTTCTGCTTATTTGGATTGTCCTTAAGCTCGTCTCTGAAGTAGTCAGTCATACCCAGAGAAGAAATCTCATTCACAGATCCTCTATGTATTCCAATAACAGCACCTCTCCTTGAATCCGTAAAGTACATATCCCCTGCATTTGTCGAAAAACTTTCAGGGTTGTTACTGATTCCGTACTCTACAGGGAAGGGCATTTCATTACCCAAAACCTCAGGTATGGATGCGACCTGTCCACCTCCGACTGCATCAAACAATACATTCTTTCCATAAAGAACCTTATTTATCTTGTCCTGGTGAAACACAAATATATCTGTATCTCTAGCATAAAGCTTTTCTATTGATCCAAACTCCCTGTCCAGATCCTTAAAGTTTGCCAGTGAAAGATTAAACTCGTTCAATCTGTTTATAGATGTATCTCCCCTAAACACACCACTGTACGTTAGAGAGGCCTCTTTACGCTCGTTCTCATAGTCCTCTATAATACTTGTGACTCTAGGGCTGTACTTCATCTCTGGTGCATTGAAGTCGTCCTTTATTCTATACGACTCCACGCCATTACCAAAGGAGTAGGCATTGAAGCTACTGTTTTTTGCAGACGTTTGATTTATCTCTATAGATGCAGGCTGACTTGCTGTCTGATTACCCTCCCAGTTCTGATGGTATAATATAGCTGGCTCTGCTGATGCAGCTCCAGGAAATGCAAAATCAATAACCACGCAGTACTGATTAGGTACGTATGCAACGCTATAATATGAAAGACCTGTGGTAGGATTTATAGATGGAATGCTTGATGTCCCAGACGCATAAAGCTGCTGACCTATCGTAAAGTTGTGAGGCTTATCTGTAGGCTGTGGATTGGTTGGATCCAGTGGACCTAGAACCGTTAAATTTGCAGGTAGAAATGTAAGACCTGGGAAGACAGTAGATGCATCTGTAAAGTCTGCATAGTTCCACCCAACCTTATGTAGTCCGTTCTCTATGTCGTAAGAATCTGTCACTTCGTGATATACCTCCACATCGTTCTCTAAAGGATCAGTCTCGCATGATATCGGTCCAGCCTGCTTTAAATTAAATGTCACCTCGATAAGATTCTTTTCATCAAACTCAGTCGGTAGGCCTGGTATAAACATCCTTACAGGATAATTCTTTCTTTCTACATAATCTTCATCATCATCTAATCCTGATACACTGCCCCAAAAACCAAGATCAAGTCCTGTATATATATTTTGACCTGGTGCAGCCTCGTCAAATTTACCCCTTCTGAAACACACACCCTGAGCCCCTATGTCATTTCCGTTGCTGTCATGCTGTATATACTGCTTGTATGCACCAGACTCTATGAACCATTCCTCTATGTTTTCATAGTCAGCTGGTACGAAAAATTCTTGAGGCTCTGTATAAGCATTTGGATTCTGACTATCTTTTTTTATACGTATAGTAATATGGTCACCTTGATTAATCTTTCTATCAACCTCTTTACCATTTGAATCATTGGCCTGTGCACCTCCATTTACCACAGCAAATCCGCCATAAAATGCACCTAGTCCTTCATTCTCTGGAGTATTATTTATAGAATCATTAGCATTCATATAATGAGGTGGTGTAACATTAAATATGGTGGCATTAGGATATGCGTTTGAAGAAAAAATAGGATATGCTTTAGGGAAATTTTCCTCATTACATCTCATATTTATCTTCCATCTATCCTTTTCATAGTAGGTACCATTTTCATCAAAATCTAGCCTAACATATGCTTGAGGTCCACTATCCTGAGAAGGGCCTCCGTTAGTGAGTACAACGTCTGTGACTGTTCCTGTTGGTATATTCTGCTGCTCCCAGAATTGAAGGTCTAATGATGGTGTCCATCTATATGTAGTTGGATTTACCGTCTGAATCTCAACAGTTATCCTAACATCATTATTTAATGCAGTTCTTATATTTTGAGTTGGTTCGCTTGTAGAAATATATGCACTTCCTGGATCTCCAGATAGAGGATATACCGTCAAGGAGTTAGAATCCCCTTTACCGTAAAATATTGTCTTATCTAGCCCTATAAAAAAATCACCATATATAGGCTCTCTTGTAAATCTAGGGAATGCAAAGTTTCCTATAATTCCACCTATATTATTACCACCTAATGAGGTTGATCCAAACTGAGGTAGGTTGTCCTCGTTAAACTGTGCCGTGTCATCAACCTTTATCTTAAAGTACAGAGCAGCTACTTCTTCGCCTCCTAAAAAGTTTGACTCCTTTAATTCAAACTCAAGTATCTTATACTTTTCATTTGAAAATGTAGGTCCTGTTCCGTCGCACTTAAATATTACATAGTCTCCAACCTTAAACTTATCTCTGTCTGCCTCAGATATCCTAAAGTATCTATATGCACCGTCCGAGTAAAACCATATAGGAAATATATTATAGTAAGACTGTTTTGCTTGTTTAACGACAAGTCTATAGTTAGTGGCCCAGGTAGGTGCATTGCTGTTTATATCTACCTTAATACTATTACCTTTATCAGATTCTGATGAGGGTATATATACAGAGTTGTTGTCACTTATCAATGCGGTGGTCATTCTTCCGTATTCATCACCGTATACTATACCAACCTCGTAATCCCTGTCCGTTCTAAATGTAGATATAGGTGTACCTACATTTGTATTTATAGATGTATAAGATACATTGAAGTCGACATTAATATCATTCTCATTAGCGTCAGTTATATCTCTAAACTGTGTATAGTTTCCGTAAACAAGTCTGTTTCCTATTATCTCCTGAGACTTAGCAAGCAGAGGGACATTATCAAACATTCGAGTTATCTGATCGTTTGTTAGTGGTGCGTATATCTTGTTGTTACTAAATGTATAGTTAAATACACCGTTATCACTGACACCCTCATCCTCCTTGTTTACAGACTTTATTATCTTGACATTAAGGCTTCTTGTGTCATATGCAAGTAGCTGTATTTCTTTTACAAATTGATTACCTGTCTCAAATACAATTTTACACTCGTTGTACTTGTTTATCATCGCCTTGTTTATGCCATCTAAGAAATCTATATTATAGGTGTCAGGTTTAAAAACTACAGCAGAGAAAGGAGACATTGAACTATACTCATTGTCGACATACTTATATCTGTATGCAAAGTACAAAAACCTTTCCTCCATGTTATTGGATTCTATAATTTCTGACTCTACTGGGTATATGACTGGAGATTTTAAAGGAGGTCGTAGAATAACATCTATATCTATATCTATCCTGGTATCATTTACAGCGTATTCTTTGGATCTAGATATATTTATTTTTCTAGGTGGATTAAGGTTGTCAGTCCAAAAAAGAAGTGCACCATCATCCTTATGACCTGGTAGATAGTTTACGCCTGTTATAAGGTACTCCTGATTAAAGTTTAACTGACTAGGGTTGCCTCCACTCTTTGTTGATAAAAGAACCTGTGCCGTTGTATTATCTATCTGGTTGTACTCAAATATAGCATCGTACTCGTCAGATGAAACAAACCAGTATATAAGATTCAAGGGCTCGTATGCTATTGCACCTATAGTTCTGGCATTTGTCGTGTTTATTGCTGGCACATATCCAGATAAAACTGAAGATATATCTCCCACGATTCCGTTACCTAACGAGTTAGACACAGACCCAATGTTAGATCCTTCAGACGTGTCTATGGTTATGTTTAAAGCATCCGAATACTGACCTCCAGACAGAAGTCTCTGATCAAGATCCTTGTTCATCTTCCCTCCCAGGAATGTCTTCTTTAATTCCATACTTACTTAATCCATTTATCTCTACCTCTAAGGCTCATTAATAGCCTGGATGGATGTAGATTACTTAGTCTAATCTTTGCATTTCTTAGAGTGGCCGTCTTATCCTTTCTGGCCCTGTTTATAATGTACTCCTGAACGCCTGTCTTGTTGTTTAGTAGGGCGAACTTTATGTAGTTATACAGATATTCCTCAGCCATCTTATTGATGCTAATCTTACTGAGGGCGAACTTTATGTAGTTATACAGATATTCCTCAGCCATCTTATTGATGCTAATCTTACTGTCGTCTCCGTTCTCCATGCCGTCAGACACGTACTCAAGGACTATATGCTTGTTCTCTATGCCTGAAGAAAAATCTATCACACCAGACGCCTTGTTTATTGAGAACCTTGGGTTGTTGTTTGCCTCTGCAGTGTCTAGTCCGTATCTACCACCCATCCTGTAACCAAAGTACCAGTCACCCTCGTAGTTATATCCATGACATCCGTGATATATACCGCCTCCCATATATAAAGTCTTCTCTTGTCTTAGTATGTCTACCCTTGAATCTCCAGTAACAATCTCGCCTGCGGAGTCAAAAAGTATGTCCAGGTTATTATCCTGAAGATACCCCACAGCAGATATAGGCTGTCTGTTTTCTGTCAATGGAAATAGTACGTTCCCACTTAGCACTGATATACGTACATAGTTTACGTAGTCAGGAGGCATGACCATCTTTAGTTGATCTCCCATCTCCTGCTCTATCACCTTTATATTTCTAAGTGCGTCATAGTTAAGCTCCTGTATCGCTCTCTTTGCATGAAATAGAATTGCATATCTATCTACATTGTTTACAAGCTTATCGTTGCCCACATACATAAGCATAAAGTTGTTCACGATGTCAGCCAGGGATACGTACTGGTATTCTCCGTGGTTGAGGTCTGTAGGTATGACACCTCCATTTGTGTAGTATTGGTAGTTAGTTATATATGCCATATCTATTGTTTTTGTTGTGCGTCCTGAAGTTCTTCAGACTTAGCAGCCTGAACAACCTCTGCCTCTCTAATTGAAACACCAGCGTACTGTAGTATCTTTAACACTAGGTTTACAAAGTCACTTTTAGGAAGCTCAAAGTCTTGGTAATCTGCCGCAGATTCATTAAATAGTGGATCTGAGTCTGTTGCACTTGTTGCTATGTATGTCCACTTTGGATCGACTGGGTACCTTATGTATCCCATGTTTACGTTTGATGTTATTGTGGTTGGATAGACTATGAATCCTGTCTCGTCAAGTGTATATACTGGGTATGCTACAGTAGGTGCCGTTAGGTTTGAAGACGTGAGCTTCAGAACCTTGTTATGGCTAACCTTCTCCACCTCGACAGAGGTGTTGTATATAAGCTTGTCCACAAAGTAATAGTCTGTAGGTGGTGTAAACTTTGAAGTTGCGTATGTCAGTGTAGCAACCTTATAAAAGGTATCTATAACGTCCGATATTTTTTTTGGTATGTCTGAGTATCCCTCGCCATGAAGCCTTGCATTCTGCTTGACTATTGACGTGCTGTACGAGTATATGTACTGCTCGAACACCTCAAGCTGTGCCTGCTTTGCAAACAGGTTGAACTCAAATGGGGTTATGTATCCCCTGTTCTCCTTGCTGATTATAGACAGTACGGTATTTCTTACTTGATTGATCATCTATCTAGTTTTAACAAAGATAATCAAAAAAAAAGAGGGCTCATTAAAAACCCTCCTTTTACAATTACAAAGGTTGTATTAAGATACAACTTTTACTTCATAGTCAGCTACAGTTACTCCCGCAGGAACAGTAACAGGACTAAGGACAACTCTCCAATTTGTTTCAGCCGCATTTTTTATTGCTGCATTGATGTTATCAATAAGAGCTTGATTTGCACCTGTACAAGTTAGTTCAAGTTTGTTGCTACCAAACGCTGATGAAAATACTTCAACGACAGTTGCACTTCTAAGACGAGCCATCATACCGTCTCCTATTGGAGCTTGCAGTACACCGTCATTTGTTGTAGATATAGTTATATACTTTGCCATTTTAAAAAAGTTTAATGGGTTATAAAAAAATAATTATCGGTACAAAGATACTAATTTTCAGATATCTTTTCATCCAGGAACTTGAACAACTCCAGACCATCATTAGACTGTAGGTAGGATGCCAATGTATACAGCGGATCCTCTCCGAATGGTATGGTCATCAACTTCTTCTTGTTCTCCTTAAGATTATAAAATATCTCCTTCTTATTATTTCTGAATGACAGGTAGCCGTCAGATAAAGCTCTGGCCGCTATGTTATTCACACGTAGAGATGGATCATTAACAGC